AACAAATAAAACAAACTGAAGAATCTTTAGAAGATCAAATAGTAAAACCTATTGTTATATTAGAAAAACAAATAAAACAAACTGAAGAATCTTTAGAAGATCAAATAGTAAAACCTATTGTTATATTAGAAAAACAAATAAAACAAACTGAAGAATCTTTAGAAGATCAAATAGTAAAACCTATTGTTATATTAGAAAATGAAATAGAACAATCTAAAGATGAAAAAGATGATGATGAAATTGTAATGAATAATAAAGATATTAAAGTAATACGTATAAACAAATCGTTTTTTTAAGATATAAAACACTAAATGTATTATATATATTCATTATGTATAGCTTTAATAATTTTTATAATTATTAGTAGCTTTGAAAAAAAACAAACAATTACTGTTAAAGATTTATTAACATTTATAATTTTATATATTATCATTACTTTTGCTGTTTATTATATATATTCTGCTACAAATAAAACAACTACAACAATTGAATCACAACCTTCGTATATTCCTGAAACTATACAAACTGGATTTAATATTGTTTCTTCTTAACTGTAATTTTACAAGCATTTTTACTATTTTTTATTACAACATTAGGATCATATTGTTCATCTTCTTCTTTTTCATCATCATAATTACTTAATTTTTCTTTTTCATCTTGTATTGATTGCATATCCCATAAAGCAGAATCACATAATTTAAAACTTTTATTTGGATCTGCTTTATACCAAAAAACTTGATCTTCTAATTTAGGTCCTGATGCTCTATTGTCTATTACTAAACATCCATAATCTTGTGTAACTTGATCTAGGACCTGTTCAAAAACTTGAAGTGTTGGAAACATTCCTGCATAATGTTCATATAATCTTTCACGATTTTTTTTTATATTTTCTTTAAAAATAAACACATAATCAATATTTGTTCTTAAAGCGGGACTTATACCCATTGGGAATTGCATAGTTAATAAAAATAATATTTTATAATGCCTTCCATTCATAAATATTTTACGTATATTTGCATCATTAACCCAAGATTTATCATACATTGCGTCATCCATTACTAAAAACGATCTAGGATCAACTGATGAAAATCCGTTTGTTTCCAATTCTTTTTTATATTTTCCTGATATCTTCTGTTGCCTTTGAACATATTTATTTATCAATTCAGGAGAATATTCATCGTGTATTAGTAATTTTGGTATAAAATGTTGAAAATAGGAATTTGCGTGTTCTGTTGGTGATATTACCATTCCAATAGGAATATTTGTATGATATGATAATATATCCTTAATACATACACTTTTACCTCTATTGCGTGCGGCTATAGCAACAATAACAGAATCATCTTTTATTTTTTTTGGATCAAATTTCTTTAATTCTAATCTAAATGAAGGTTTATTGCTTTGTTTCATTTAATCTTATGTTATACATTTTTAACTTCATCCTTTCGCACTTAACCAAGGATCTTCTTTATCATTAAGCACATCACTTATTTGTTCAACAGATTGGTCTTCTTCTTTTATTGATTTTATGGCATCAGTTCTACGACTATCAAATACTATATCTTTATTTTCTTTATTTTCTTTGTAATGTTTCATAAGTGTATTAAGTTCAGTTTCAGAATATTCTTGGTTTTCTACATTAGTTGCTATATGGCTTTCATATGGTAGCCAACAACCTACCTGTGCTACATAGATATTAAAATAAGGATCTGTTTTTTTTAATTTTTCACATCTTGCCTTAGCCAATTCAACAGTATCATATACACCTCTTACTTTAATACCTCTTATAGATGTTTTAAATTTATTTTCAATATGAAACTCTTTTTCAATTTCATCTGCATTAGTATTTTTAAAAAATGTTAATTGTTCATTCATATCGTTATTATCAAAAATATATTTGTGATTATCTTTAATACCCATAATTATATCTTTGTTGTCTGGAAATTTATCAACTAAATTATCTAATAATTCCGTCATATCTTTTGAAAAATTCTCTATAAATTTAGAAAAGTAATACGCATCTTTTTTTTTTAATGCATCTTCAGGATTTAAAAAAGATACACATACAAAATTTTGATTTCTTAACGGTTCATCTTCATCCAAATAATCTACTTTTGTTTCAGACATTTTAAATTGATTGTTAATTTATATCTTTATATATAATAAAATGTATGACGTAGATATTAATGAACTGGTTTTAAAAGCCTTAAAATACCTGTTCCAAGGTCTTATGATAGCTATTGTAGCTTATTTACTTGATATGATTGGACCTAATAAACTTAATACTTGGGAAATTGCTATATTATCAGCAACCGCTGCCTGTATATTTGCTATATTAGATATCTTAAGTCCTACTTATGCGCAATCAGCACAACAAGGTATTGGATTAGCAACTGGATTTAAACTTATGAGATTCCCTTATTAAAAAATTATATATAAACAAAAAATAAAATAACAAAAGCATAATGTTAAATAATTTAATTGAAAATGCTATAAGATCTAAAGGAGCACATTATGATTTAGCCGCTATTATTTATTATTTTTATAAACACGAATATAAGGTGGTAAATGATAAGTGGTTTAAAAGTGTTAATACTGAAACAAAATGGCAAGAAATGGAAGCACCTAATGATTTATACATTAATATTAGTCGTAAAATCTTTGACGTGTTAATGGAAGAATACGATAAACTATATGAACAAAGTAAAATTGCTGAAACCCTTGATATGTCGGATTTATATAAAGAGAAAGCTAGAAAATTACAAAGAATTGCTAATAATTGTAAAATGGTTAATTATAAAAATAGCTTAATTCGTGAATGCAAACCTTTATTTACTGTTGATGAATTATAGTTTCTAGTATTGTTTTAATATCAACATCTTCTGTATTAATTGTTAAATCTGCATTTAATTTATCAATATTACACTCTGATATATGTTCTAACCTTTCAAGGTGTTCGTGTGCTTTAGCCTTATAAAGATCTTCAATTCTTTTTATCTGTTGATTTTTATCAATTACCAGTTTTATTATATAATAATTATTTGTTTTAAGATAATTATATTCATTTTCAAATCTTAAATCATCTATTACGATGTGGGTTTTATCTTTTATTTTTTTATCCAATTGTTTTATCCAAATATTATTATCTAGTTCTTTCATTTTTTCTGCAAAATCTTGAATTAGCTTACGATCTTTATACTCCATTTCAAATATTTCTGTAGCATATTTTTTTACATTATCTGCAAAACTATATTTTTCTAATTTTAGGTTATCTTTAAGTTTATTTGCTAATGTTGATTTACCTGAACATATTTTACCTGTTATTGCTATTTTCATTATTTATATAAAAATGAATTATGTTTAAGTTAAAATGATATAGCATTATTAGATAATTTTGATAAACTTAATAACACTTATTATACTGCATATTTTAAAGATAATCTATTATTTAATTTGTTAAACAATATTAAAATCACGTAATTACGTTCATAATAAAGATTTTATCAATTATATTAAAAATGATAACCAATATATATAAATAAATATATGAACATTGATACTATTGATATTATTGTGAGTTATTTAGATTTTAATGATATTAAAAAATTTATGTTTATTTCAAAAAATATTTACAATAGTATTAAATTAAATAATAATTTATGGTTATCCATATGTAATAAATACTTTAAATTACCCGGTAATTATTTTCAATTTAAAAGTATTTTTAATTCTGCTATATATTTACAATGTATCACTAATGCTACTAAATATAAAGAATATTATAAATCTACGTATATTATTGAAAAAAATAAGAAAATAACTATTGGTAGATCAAGAACAAATGATATATGTATATTATATGATGATAATGTATCAAGACATCATTGTGTCTTTAAATTTATTGATCCTACTAAAATATTTATCAAAGATCTTAATAGTTGTAATAATACATTGGTTAATGGTAAAAAAATTACAATTGAACAATTATATGTTGGTGATGAAATTACTATCGGTGGTAATGTTATTCTTAAAGTTATTTTAGTATAAAAAAATGATATATTTATTTTATTATTAAATAAAATGGTTTTTGCCTATCAAAAGTTTAAAATTGTTAATGATATATTAAACAAATCAATTTTTGATCAAAATGTTATTTCAATTATATTAAAACATTATTGGCATAATTTAGCAGATAAAAGAAAAGTATTACTTAAATGGGTTGATATTAGTAAATTAGATTGGTCGCGTTTATCACTTAATCGCAATGCTATTAATTTATTAGAAGAAAACCTAGATAAAGTTGATTGGGATTATATGTCTTTAAATCCTAATGCTATTAATTTACTTAAACATAGTGAGGATAAAATTGATTGGTATTTTTTATCTGCAAATAAAAATGCTATAAGTTTATTACAAAATAATATGTCTAAAGTTAATTTTGCACAATTATGTGATAATCCTAATGCTATTGAGATTATTCAAAATAAACAAGAAGAAATATGGCAAATGCCTTTAAATCGTAATAAAAATGCTATTCAAATGTTAGAAGCAAATAAGGATTACATTATTTGGTATGAATTGTCTAAAAATAAAAATGCTATTCCTTTATTAAAAAATAATTTAGATAAAGTTTGTTGGAAACATTTATCTTTAAATAAAAATGCTATTGATATTTTAACTGAAAATCAAGATAAAATTAATTGGTCTTATTTGTCTGCTAATAAAAATGCTATTAAGTTAATTGAAAATAACTTAGACAAAGTTGATTGGTTTATGTTATCTGCTAATAAAAATGCTATTAAGATATTGGAAAATAATTTAGACAAAGTTGATTGGTATTCGTTATCTTCTAATAAAAATGCTATTAAGATAATTGAAAATAATTTGGATAAAGTAGATTGGTGTAATTTATCTGGAAATCCTTCAATATTTGAAGATGAACCTATGCCAAATATTATATAGTATTAGTAAATAATTCTATTAGTTCTTTAACTGTTTTATTATTACGTATAAACTTATAACCATTATAATAATAATGTTCTTCTGGATTATATATAATATTTTTGCGTTTATAATATGGCATTTCAATTGATTCTATTTCATCATCAATATTTATATATTCTAATGAATTATTTATAATTATAAAACAATTATCATCTTTAGGTGATTTTATTGATTCTAATTTATATTTCATTCTATAAGATAATTCTGGAGTATTATCTAATGATCTTGAATGTAATAATGTTTTTAATATATTTTGCGTCATATTATGGTCGGTTGATATAAAATATTTATTTTTTTGTAGATCTTTTAGATCTTCTAAAATATATAATTTTAAAGGATTTTCGCAATAATATCGATTTGTTTTTTCAATTAATGAACCTTCATTTGGATAGAGTTGTTGTAAGAAATTATTATATTTTATTTTACTATCAATCTTAATTTCTTTTTGAAATATTACATTATCTAAATGTATATTATCATTGTAATTTATTGGATGAACTATTAATAATATATTACAATCTTTATATTTTTCATATTCTATATATTCTGTATAGATCTTTGGAAAATATTTATTTTTAGGTTTTAATGCTTTTATATCTTCTACAGTTTTGTCTATAATATTATTAATATCTATTAATTTTTTATGTTCATTATGATGATATATATATAATTTAGCAAGATCATAATGATAATTGGTTATTTTATTTATTGTAAAAGTATTATTTAATTTTTTAAGATCAATAATAATATTTTGAAGATTATAAAATATTGTTTCCATTTTATCTTAATTAAAATAAAATATGAGTAGTCGAGGTTCATTGAGAGGTAGTTCTAGAGGTAGATCTAGAGGTAGATCTAGAGGTAGATCTAGAACTCCACCTGGATCTAGATATGGACCTCTACCTAGTTCTGGATATGGATACGGACCTCCACCTAGATCTGGATATGGACCTCTATTGAGCCCTATATCTGAAGATAGATCTGTAGCTTCATCGGGATCTAGACCTACAGATGGATCTGGATATGGATACGGACCTCCACTTGGACCTGGATCTGTAGCTAGATATGGACCTCCATCTGGATCTGGATCTGGATTTGGATATGGAGATAGAACTGGATCTAAATTTGAACCTAGACCTGGATCTGTAGCTCAATCGGGATCTAGAGATGTGTTTAGATTTGAAGGTCGATTAGAATCTGGAGATGAATCTAGATGTATATCTGATCCAGTCCCCGACAAATATAAAATTTTTCATACAACAGATGAAATTAATGATCTTTTACAAACAGAAATGACAGTGGCTTTAACAGATAAATTAATTGAACAAATTAAAGATGAACTAACTAAGGCTATAGAAGCCCAAAACCAAATAGATCCAACTGCAGATTATTTTACTAAAGTATTTACGGGGTATAAAGAGTATGTTGAAAATCAAACAGAGGACAGCCGCATTCTCGAGACTAAATTTTCAACTAAACTTAAAATATTAAAGGATGTTTTTCCCAATGCTTCGTCTGATTTTTCATTTGTAAGAAACCGAACTTTATCAACTCATGCACAAGATGCTCGCAGTGAAAGCCTTGCGCGTAATTTTGGACCATCTAATTTAGCAAACACAAAAGCTATATTTGAAGACGCTATATATAAATATAAGGGTTATTTACTCAATAAGTTTGCTTATGGTGGGCATAGAATTACTGTTCCACCGAGTTTTAGGTGTGGTAACATTGGGAGATACATTGAAGATGCATTTAACAGTCTATATCCCGATGGTAATAATATACGTAATAATATACGTAATAAAATACCTTGTATTAGAATAAAAACCATAACTATACAAGGACAAGAATGTGAATTATTTTTAACTATTACACCAGACAAAATTGAATTAATATGTAATTTAAAAGATCCACACAATCCTGTGTTTCAGTGTGCATTCTATAGAAGCACCGATGGTAAAAGTTTAATGTTTATAGCAAAAATTACAGGAAGGCCTGGGTTTAAAAATGCCCATATAACACTAGTTTTACCAATAAGATCAAGATGGGATCCTCGTATAAATACTGCTAGTCCACATATGACATTTACACATAAAACTCCAGAAGAACCAGAAGTAAGAATTTATTTTGATTGTAGTGAGAAGTGTTTTTATCTAGGTTCAATGTTGACAAAATTTGGTGAATATATTGATAATCCAGACAATACAATGATAGGATTGTTAAAATCAATGCATGCTGAACATATAAAACATTTACAAAATGTGCTGGACAGAGAGAGAGAAAGGGGAAAGCGACGGCCTGTAGGAACAGGAGGATCTACAAACAAAATACTTAAAATTAAAGAACAAATTAAAATTATTAAAGCTAAATATAAAACTACGAAATTAGATAAATATTTAATACAAATTGATAAATTAAAAGAAAAGATAGAACAA